CTTTCGAGAGTTGATGAAGTATGACCGCTTGTCCTCTGAGACCAGCAAGTCAAATTGCATCAGTACACCGACAGCTTGGAGGTGCCGTTGTCAAAAATACCGGACCAAACTTCGCCTCGGGACTGGAATGTCCAGGAATATTCGATCAGGCCGTCGGATGGTGCAGCCTCAGACACTCCAGTCACGCATGCTTGGAACGCGCGCATGTGGTATTTATGTTTGGCGGTAGAGTCCGCACCAAGGTAGGTAAGCGCCTCTACCCAGACTTCAACGTCAGGATTAGACTCTGCCGCAATGACGAGGGCCAGAGAACCATCGATGTCGGCATTTGGTACGCCGGCGGTCAAGCTGTTAATAAAGAAGGCGGAGCACGCCAGCTCACCAGCTTGTGTCACACCCACGGAATCTCTCCAGCCATCATCACCCAGAAGGAAGAACTCCTGAGAGGACGGGCTGGGAGTGAATTCAGCGCGGGTTGCGCCTGTCAGAAACTTGTAGGTAAGTCCGGTGGGCGGCGTAATTACGCCAGCGGCCACAGTACATGCTTTGCGGGTGCTGCCGGGGTCGGCGAGGCGCACAATACGGTCCCGCCCCTTGGCAAATGCACCACCAGGAAGATTAGCCATTAGCCTCTCTCAGGTTGAATTGAGTAATCGGGGATAAATACTTTCAGGGTTTCGAACGAAATGTCTGTTTGGGAGACATACACGGGATCCTGAATATCAGGGAACCACTGAAAGAGAAGCTCGCGCACCTCGGCTAGTGTTTGAGCCGTGTCGTAGCTAGTGACGTAGATCGGCCAACGGACGTCTAGAACAACCTGCTGCGACAAGGTGGGCTTGTTCACCATTTCGGGGACTTCGTCGATGACACACTCGATGCCGGTGACTGTCCAGTCTTTGGGAACCTGCTGCTGACCCCGTACCCATAGGGCGGGGGACGTAGATCCATCTGGAAGTTTATAGTCTCCTAATTTGGATCCGATAGCCGAGTTAATTAGGCTGCGTATTTGTTGTACACTAGCCATTTAACTCTCTTCTAAGTATAGTCTCAAAGTATTTCTTAGGGTCTACGTTCTCCAGTGCTGTACGGGTCCAGGGGCGGGCGGGCCATTCCCCTCCACCCTTGAGCTTTGTGCCCTCATGTACCTGAGTGGCATATTCAACGGGCCAGCTGATCTGGTATCTGTTTTGTCCTGCTGGACTGACCGTCTGGCTAGCGCGCAGTCGGCCTGTATCGACAATGTCCCGAAGACTGCCGTCGTTCCACTTCCACTTCTCAGATGAGATTTCGTTTGTGTATTCCGCAGACAGGCGGTTAACGAGCTTTTGTGTCGCAGAAGCTATGGCACGCTCGAGAGCTGCTGTATCAATCTTTTGCTTCGCCATGATCAATCCCCCTTGCCCGTCTGCTTGAACTCACCAATAAAGCCTTGATGGAGCGTGCTACGGGCAAACAGCAACTCCTGCGAGCCAATGTTTGTGACCCGTAAGGTCCCTGTGATGCCATTTACCGTGCATTTAGCAGTCATTCCCACCTGGACCTTAGAGCTAAAAGTCGAGGGGGTGAGTAACCTGCCTCTGCAGGGAACCTTATTCTCGTCGATACCGGGCTTGAAGTCCTGGCCGTTGGGCTGCAGCTGGATGTTGGCCACGTAGGTCTGTGCCGTGGTGACGGGGACCCGGTTGCCTGTCTTTGAGTCCGTTGCAAATGAGCTATAGACGTCGAAGACCAGCGTTGCGTTGTCAAAGGGCGCGTAGGCTCCCATCAGAACGCAAAACCAACGTTGACGAGGGTGCGTTGAAGGGCGTTAAAGGTGGCTCCATACGCTGTTCCTACAAAGCCCATGTCAGATGGACCCGCTTGAACTGCGCCGATCTGTTGACCAATTGCTTGAGTCCGGGAGGCCAGCAGGTGAGCAGAGAGATAGTTCACTCCGTCATCGTGCTGAGTCTTCCACACCTCGATTGCACAGAATCGATTTGCCTCGGCAATGGCCCCCTCCACCACGGCAAGTTCCAAGTTCGAGAACTCTGGAAACCTGCTTAGGAATGTGGTGGAGGTGACGGCCATCAGCCCTCTCCTTCAGTAATCGCCTTCACTCGCTTGGCAATAGCGTTCTTGATGCGGATGCGGTTTTCGGCATAGTCCCACTCCTTGAGCAGGTCTAGGTCGAAGGTGGCGTCGATGGCATCAAGTGCCGCTTTCACAGGCATGGTGGAGAGACCACCGGTCGCCTTGACCGGGGCCTCCACCACTTCCACATCTTCCTGCACCGCCAGTGCACCGATGGTAAGCAGATCCTTGACAATGGGCATCTCTTTGATTTTGTCCCACTGAGTGGAGTCAAAATCTCGATTTACACCCGATTTCAGTTGGATGTACTCAGTGCCACCGGCTCGGCCACCGATCACAGAGAAGCCAAGAGTGACCTCTTTGTCCCGGGGTGGGTTTTCTAGCGTGGGCTTATAGGTGATGATCATGTTCTGAAAAGAGAGGTTTTATCAGGCTTTTTCGACGTACAGGGCGCTCTTGGGGTAGTACAAAGCGACGCCGCCGATACGAGCGTGAGCAGCCACGGTGAACTCAAGGTTCTGCCGGATTGGGGGCAGGAACTCCAGTGTGCGGGGCACATGCAGTTGCAGCTTTTCAGGGCTGCGGTCGTAGCAGATGATGCGGTCCTTAGACAGCTTGCTGCCAGACTTGGAAGCCTCCAGCTCGTTGATCGGCTCGATGGAGCGGATCATGGGGTTGGTGCGGAGGTAGAACTCCATCACCGTGGTGTCCGAAGTGCTGCTCCGGGGAGTGGTGCTGATGATGCGGTACACGTTGTAGGGCACCAGCATCGTGTTGGGAGCCTCCTTCATATTGGAGTTCTGCACGATGCGGGTGGGAGCCTCATTGAGGATCTCCAGCATCTCGTCGGTGGTGACGCCGGCGGCATCAAACCACTTGGAGGGCACCAGCTTGTCGACGTTGGCGTTGTTGAAGAAGCCATCCATCGACACAGCGCCGTCGCCAAAGTAGGCGACTTCTTGCACTTTCTCCTCGTAGGCGCGACGCACGGCGTTGGCGCGACGCTGCTCCAGGTTCATGCCGGGCACGAGGGCTGCGGCGCGAGTTTCCTGGATGCTGTAGGAGAAGGAGGCGCCCAGGCTGCGGACAGCGTGGGTCACTTCCTTACGCAGGACATCAGCACGGGGCAGATCGCTTGCCTTGTCCTGGATCAGCTTCATCTTGCCTTGTGCATCGAAGATGCGGTAGGTGAAGCTGTCAGCACCAGGCCCAACCTCGGTGGAGATGGGGAGGATCTGGGAGTACTTGATGTCGGCGTACTGGACTTCGAAAGTCCGGGCCAGAATCTGTTCTAGCTCGCGAGCCAGAAACAGACCGGCGTCATCGTTACGGATATCAGACATTAGTTGGGTGCCTCCTATCAAGCGTCTGCGGAAACGGTGAAGGTGGGGATGTCGATCTCCAGGAGAGCCAGACCGCCAGCGGCGGCAGCACCCACCCAGCGAGCACCAGCAGTCACGTTGAAGGTCTTACCGGCGGCGGCAGTTTTGCCGAAGCGGCCCTTGTAGCCGCCGTTGCTGGCAGCACTTGCGTGATCGGTGTGATACAGGCGCACGGCATCGCCGAGAGCCACAGCATCCACGGTGTAGACATAAACAACGCCCTTGCTCAGGACGTTGACGACCTGCTTGTCGGGATAGCCAACGCGGCCATCAGCAGTCTTAGCAGTGCCGGGGATAACGCCGGTGCCCTGGTAAGAGCTGTTGGCGTTGGCCTCGAAGGTGTTGCTGTCAACAGCAAGACCCAGTACGCCGGTAGCGGCGGCACCAGCAGGAAGCTTGGCGCCGAGGCCGGAGGTGGCGGCACTGTCGATAATCACGGCGTGGCCGAAAGGCAGCACAGCGCCGGATTCATTGGTGTAGGACCGGGAGACAAAAGCCTGCAGGTCCGCAATCATGCCCTCGTGGCCAGCCACAAGACGCAGAGGGTAAGAACCCTGAGCACCTGCGGGATTGGCGACGGTGGTAGTGGTGTAGGTGATAGACATTACTTAGTGCTCCTATCAAGCGTGAGCAGTGAGGTCTGACTTCCAACCGTTCAGCAGACGCTCACGGTAGGAGGATTGGCTGTCCATCTTTTCTGCTGCCTTTACTTGTGCCAGGGCAGCACGGACTTCAGCCACATTGGAGCCATCTTCCTCAGGCTGGAAGTCGGCATCCTCTTTGATCTCCTCCTCTTCACCCTCCATGTCTTCCATGGCGGCAAGTACACCATCAAGGACACCCAGGAGGTAGTCGTTCGAGGCGTCCTCACGAGGGGCCTTCTCAAAGACGGTTTCATAAGCGAGCGCCATGATCTGGTGCTCGTCCTCACCGTCAAACTTATAGTTCTCGGGGAGTAGGGGGGAGAACTTGTCGAGGTAAGCCAGACGTGTGTTGACAGCCTGGTTAATTTGATCAGCGTCACTGCGCTCTGCGGCAGCAGTTTCAGCGTCAGCGATCTGCTTTTCGAGTTCTTCAATACGCTCAAGAGCCGCGTCGAGGCGGCCGAGAGCTTCTTCGTTCTCGGTGACAACAGCTTGGATCTGTTCTTCCTGCGAATCGAGCTTTTTCATCAGCTCGGCCTTGGCACGATCACTCTCCTTCACGAAGGATTGGACCACACCGGCAGTATCTGCGGGAAGTTCGAGATCCAGGCCGTCGAGGGTGATTCGTGCCATGGAAGATACGGGCGAATTCGACGGGTTTTCTTCCCACGCAACCGCATCATTGCGGTCACATGAGTCGAGGATCAGACGGACATCACGACCGGCACGCCCACGGGGGACAATCGCGATGTGATTAACGCGAATGTTCCGCTGGATGCCGTCATAACTCTCGCCTGCGGGTGTGATTCCCGGTGTGGGGTCAAAGTCGACGCGGTAGCCGGCACTGACCTCTGTGGAATCACCCCGCTGGATACGTTCAATCGCATTCTTGTCTGTAATAACAAGAGCGACCTCAACGAAGCCATCGGAGAATCGAACCTGCGAGCCTGCATGTCCGATCTGATGCACCTTTGTATTTTCGGTATCAAGCAGAACCGGGGGATGACCCATGGTTACTGCCTTCATGCCGAAGGATGCTAGAGACTCTGGCCTCGCTACTTCATCTTCAGGGCGATACTCACGAACTTGCGTGCCATCACCCTTGGTATAAAGCTGAGTCCCTACTCGGGCCGCTTTACACCATACCTTCAGGTAGCCTTCGTCCGTGGTTTCAGACTTTGTTACCTGACCGTAATCGTAGCGACTTACAGTCTCCATATCCCGATACTAACTAAGTTTTGCGGAATAAGTATTAGAACCACTGGTGCACCCTTGTTTTATGAGGTAAGGGGACCAGTTGAAGCTGTCAAATCGTTTCCTGTGCTGCTTTTCCGGCGGATGCCATCGAAGGCATTGCAGCCCGTTGGTAGTTGCCAACGGGAGCATCCAGATGTTGCCATACTCCAAACTGACGACACCGAGATACTCGATTTCGTCGGAGGCGTAGGCTCTGTGTCCTTTGGACCCGGCGCTAGTCTTCGTGTCCGCCTGGTAGTAGTTACCGGTCGGGACCCAGTGAAGAGTCTTGACGTTGACGCGCTGCAAGCCACCGTTGTACTCGACGACGTAGTCGACACGGTGGAGGTCGTGCTTGGGAGCGGCGATGAAGATACCCCGTTCGAGGAAGTGGCCCTCGAACATGTGCTCTCCTTTCGCCCCCCGGTGAGCTGAGGGTGCGCTGATACAGGTCACATACTGTGATCAGTTACGCCTATTTAGCAAACAATTTCAGTTGCTGAATTGCGTCAGCCATACGGTTACTACGAGCATCCCCAGCATCCAGGTCGTTCCGAAGACGATGACCGGGGGTATTTGAAGCATCAGTATTTCGGTTTTCTGTAGGAATCCATCAGCTTGCTTAGGCGGTCACGCACGTAGCTGGTCTGCTGGGTTACGTCCTTCTTGTAAAACGAGCCCAGATCTCTCCGCCTCCCCGGCTTTGAGCTAACCATGATTGGGGCGCCGGTACGCTCTTTATCCGGGTCTTCACTGCGCTTCCGCGCTACTAAGGTGCGGCGTTCGGCAGAACTAAGAGCTCGCGCTTTGGCGGCGGGGAGGCATTTGGGCTTGCCCTCTCCTTCATTGCGATCACCGCATGGCCCGAGGATCTTGCCCGAGCTGCTCATCCGCACCCACTTCTCGTTAAACCACTTATCGAGTGAGTCCCCCCGGAATTTGCCACCGCGCTTTTTGTATTGCTGCACCATCCAGGCGTTGGCATAAGCGCTGGGATAGACCTTAAACTTTCGCTTAGCTTCAGCTTTGACGGCAGCGTGGAGTTCCTCGTTCAAGAACTCAACATCGCTGCGCTGGGAGGAGCGGCGGTTATCGGCGTCGTAATTTAGGCCAGGAACACGACCACCTTTGGCTTGCTTGTGGTGTCGCATTTTGAAGTAGCGGTTTTTGCCCAGCTCCAGTGCGAACTTCAGATCCCTGCCGTAGCCCTTGGCCACGTACTGCAGGTTCTTGCCTGCGCCCTTGCCGGTTGCCACCACGTTGGCAGCATTCTTCAGGGCACCCACTGTGTTTCCTCTAGCAAGATTCCCTGCGGCAAATCCTGCCTGCGCTACGGGCTCAATGACACTGCGGGCTGCACTCCGCATGCCCTCGCGC